TCGTCGGGCTGTATTTGTATTTTACAGAGATGCGCCGGTAGTCCTCGGAAGTGCTGGAGCGGGTCAGTCCGGTCACGACGTAAGTTCCACCAGTCACTGCGCCAATCAAGTGATCGGCGGGAGCAGTCGCCAAGGTCAAGGCGCTGGCAAGAGTCCCAGAGAAGGCAGAAGTGGACGGAATGTAACCGTCAAGCGTGCCTTCGATCCGCTCGTTAAAGTAGGACTCGCCGGTGTCGTCGCCCGTAATGTTTTTCACGGTCTTTGAATCCTGCGAGTAATCGTCAGAAACGGAATCAAGGAGGAATCCCGTCTGTTGCGCTGCGATCCCAAAGACCCCTGTGGTAGTACCAAAAGACGTTGCCATTTGAAATGGCCGCCATGTCAAATTCAGCTTGTGCGCTGTATCCAAGCTTCCGCCGTGAACACCGCTTCAAACGTCGTCTCCTCCCATCGCGTTGATCCGCCGTTCATCTGGAAGTAGTCGCATTGCACGCCAAGGCCGGTCCCGCTGATGAGGTTCGCCACGTTTGCCGTGCCGTTGACGTTGCGCTCGATGGCGTCAGCCCATGTCTTAAGCGTTGCCCGCGTCTCGCCGTCGCCAGAATGCGCCCGCAAGGTAATCTCAACCGGGCATTTCATCACGCCTGGAAGCGCCAGCGAGTGCCGCTCAGGCTCGCCAACGTCAACCGCAATGGTCGGCAAGTCGATGTCGTCGATGGCGCGGGCGTCAACGACGGTGATCGAGGCGTCGGGCTTGACCGGTTCAAGTAGAGCGATCAGCGCGTTGGTGAGTTTGTCGGTAGTCATCAGATTTCTCCTCGGAGCTTTTTCAGCGCAATTGTCATGTAGCGGAAGTTTCGGGCGTATCCTCGTTTCAATGCCAAATCAATCACTGCCTTGGACTGTAGCCCGTTGATGTATGGGAGTCGGTTGGTAAGTGAGATTGTAGAGCCTAAACCCTCCGCCCTGATAGATGCGTCGCCGTTGCGTGTCGCATGGCGTCGAATCCATTTACTGATTCCACGCATTTTTTTTCCGTCGATAGCCTCCCCGGCAGCAATCCAAGCGCCTTTCGCGGTGCCGGCTGCCGCTTGTTTCTTGCGGAGCAGGTCCACCTTTTCCCTGATCGGAATCGGCTCACGCCTGAATCGCCCTTCGGTCTTTAAACCCTTAGGAACCTGCCCCTTCCGCCTGACTTGAGCGTGGACAAATCCCGCTGATCCTTGAGTTCCCGCCACGTTGGCAGCACGGATTGCGCGGTCGATTTGCTTGGCGATGCTCTTTTGGAATCCCGCGCCCTGCTTGGCTGTAATGCCGTAAGGCGGGACAAGCACCGCTAGTTCTTTCGCGCAACCCTTCCCGAGAAGATTCATAGACTCTTGAATGGTCTTGCCGGTCTCTCTTGAGAACTCGACCATTCTTCGCCGGAATCCGCGAACGGACGATTGATCCATGGAGAATCTGATCATTTTGATTCGTTCGGGTCGCAAAGGTCAAAACGGATCGCGACGTCGCCGGGGCGGACGGCATAAACGCGGAATGCCACGCCTGCCACGGTGCAACGCTTGCCTTTAAGCGCTGCGGGATTGGTGACGTCCCCAGGTTGCGCGGTGGCCGTCGCCTGCACTTCCGGCTCCAGCCCGCCTAGGCCACCGTCTGAGTCGCTGCTGTAGTCGTCCCAAACGACGGCGAAGGTCTGCCCGTCGCAGACCATGGTCTTGGTCCCAAACATGGAATCAACCTCGTCGGCGGAGACGTTGAGGAAGTCGTCGATGATGCTCACACCATAGGCGCTGCGTCAAACGAAAGCCCGCCCCATTGCTGGAGCGGACTCGCGATGAACAAAACACCAATCAGCAGGAAAGCTTAGCCAAGGATGATGGCAGCGTGCGCTGGCTTCAGCGCCTTGAAGCCCCAAAGGGCGTGGATGCGGTAGAGCACCATGCCGTCACCTGGATAAACGCGGAGGTCGAAACTGATTCCCGTGCGGGGGTCAGTGATGATCTCGTTGTCAATCGCGAGGTCGCCTTGCTTCGGGAAGATCGGCAGGCGGGTGCCGAGAACCAGAGCGTCGGAAGAGAACGCGATGTTGCGGGCGCTGGTAGCGTTGACCGTGATGGCCGCGTTGTCAGCGGCGGCAACCACGATTCCCGGGGCGTTGATTGTAAAGACGTTCGAGGCCAGGGCGGTGGCGACGACATACTTGTGAGCGCCAATCGTCACGATGTCACCTGCAAGGATGGTTCCCGATCCGGTGTCAACTGTGACGGAGGTGGCCCCGACCGCCAGGGCGCCGTTAAGCAGGTAGCTTGCGCCCGTGCCTGCGGTGGCGGTGTTAATCTGGGCAGACTCACGGATGCTGAAGCCGTGCATGTTCAGCAACTCTCCGTCGCGGAGGGTCATTGAAGTTCCTGCCTCGTTCGCCTTGGTTAGTTGGCCAAGGGTGCGAAGGGCAGCACCAGCGGAGGTGTCGATGACCAGCGACCGGCCCGATGGGGGCGCGCCGTTGTCGTCGAGGATCTTGCGGATCTGGGCAGAGTCGGCGAGAGTCGTGGCGAACGGAGTCGTGCCAGCGGTGCCGTAAGCGCGGGAAGCACCCTGCGCGAGAGCATCGCAAACATCGTTTTCCATTTCGTTGACAATGACGCGGAACGCTTGCGCGATCTGTCCCTGCTGGAGGCTTAGATAGCCGGGGCCTTGATCTACCGCGTACTCCTCTTCGCCGGTCCATGAGAACGCGGCATATTTGTTTTTCGACAATGTAAGTGAAGCATTGGCGATGGTCTGGTCAACAGCCGCCGGCACCGCCATTGCTGGCGTGAACGTACTGGTCGTGTTCGTCGGAGTCTGTCCGACACGGAGCGTCTGGTTGGTCGCGAGGCGGTCTGCCTTCGCGTCACGGGAGACGCCGGGGATTGCGCCGACAAGTTCACGGGAAACTACGTCGAGCGCGGCGTAAACGTCGGGGATGAGATTGGTCAGGGTATTGGCCATGATGGTAGATTAGTGAGATTGGTTATTGAAAATCTTCAGTGACAGTCCCGCCGTTGTGGCGGAAGTTGGTTTTTTCTTCGTCGGTTAGAGCGAGAAGTTGCGAAACCGTCAGGACAAGAGGGTCCGCCGCTTGTTCGGACGGTTCCTGCAATCCGGGTTTGGGTTTCGCTGCCATGTTGTTAGGCGGTGATTTTTCCGCCCGCCTTGGAGAAGTCGGACTTGGCGCGAGGTGAAAGAGCGTTGAACGCCTCGCGGGTCATCGCGTTTGTGATCTCGCCGGCCTCGATGCCCGCGATTGGCTCCGGATGGCCGGAAGCGGCGAGCTGGCGGGCGGCTTCAATGCCGATCTTTTCCTTGGTCAACTCGGCGGCGGATTCCAGTTCGGGAACGCGGGAGGCGATAGCCTCAAGCTCGGTGACGCGGGCGGCGGCGGTCGCCAGGTTGTTGCGAAGTTCGGCAGTGGCGGTGGCGGCTTCTTGCAAAGCGGCCTCTGCGACGCTGACCTTGTCAGAGAGCTCGGCGACTTCGTTTTCCCGGTTGGAAACCTCAGCTTTCAAGGTGTCGATTTCCGCCAATGCTTCGGCGCTGGCAGGGGAAGTAAGACGGTCGAGAATATTCATGCCTTTGTCCTTTGGTTTGGTGTCAAATTTACCGCTTACGACTTCATCCGCGAAGCCTTCAGCAACGGCTGATTCAGCACTCATCCAAGTCTCCTCTTTCATTCGCTCGCGCATTTCGGACGGCTTTTTGCCGGTGCGCTCGGCGTAGATTCCTGCGATCTCGCCCGACATTTCGTCCAGCAACTTCGCGGCCCGTGCGTGGTCCTCGGCGTTGCCCCAAGTCGCGGTTGAGGCTTCGTGAATCATCATCCGCCCGCCCTTCACGATCTTGATTTCATCCGCCGCCATCGCGATAACGGAAGCCATAGACGCGGCGAGCGAATTGATAAACGCCGTGACGTGAACTCCGCGCCCGCGCAGGTCCATGATGGCTTGATAAACCCGATATCCGTCGAGAATGCTCCCGCCTGGGGAGTGGATCTCAAATTCCATCGTGTCCGCAGCGTTCTCAGCGGAGTTCATCAGGACTCCAAAATCCGCGCCCTCGGCAACGGCTCGAGCCCCGAATACGCTGCCGATTTCCTCAAGCAGCTTATCGACAGACTCCTTGTAAACGCTCTCGTTGAGCTTCACCTTGCCCGCCTTGTTTTCAATCGTCAGAATTTTCATTGTCTTGAGTGGTTGATTTTGCTTTGCCTGCTTCCGATCCGTTTGGATTTCTCATGCCCATTTCGTCGTCCGTGATTTCGACGCCGTGTTTTGCGCCGACTTCCTTGGCAATGACCTTGCCAAGCGCCACTTCTTCGGCCCGCTCGCGCAAGTGTTCTTGAAGCGACTTACCGTAAGCGCCAAGGATGTCGGTTTGGTTAGTGTGGCCTGCTTTCCACATCTCGATCAACTCTTTCGATACGCGCCCGTCGTCAATCGTGAGTTTTTTCGGCATCGTGAAATCCCACTTCCACCAATCAGCGGAAGGCTCCAGAATCCCGAGCTTCATGGCCTTGGCGATGGCGTAACCGACTTTACGGCGGGCGCCTTTTTTAAGTGTTTCCTGACGGTCCTCAACCGCAAGTTGCGCCTTGGAAATGTCGTTTCGCTCAGCAGTTCCCTGCCCACTTGGTTTCCAGAGTGAGTAGGGCCAGCCGACTCCAACCAGCGCGGCGCGGATGATGCGGTCGTGGAACGATTCCCACTCGGGGCCAGGTCGCGAGTTGACAAGCTGCTCGATCCCGCCGCCGCTGTTAGCGCGGAAATAGCGCATCATCCCGCCTGCGAAAGACTCAACAGTCACGCCGCAACCGGCGGCAACTCCCTCTTCCACGCCTGTCAGCGCGTTCATCGGATCGCCCATGTCAGGGCCACCCGTTTCGTTTTTTTCAATAAGGCCGATGGCGGACGCCATTAGTAAAGCGTGCTGTTCCCATTCATGAGATTGCAACATGTCCCGCAGCTTGTTGAGAGACGCCGTGAACGCGGGCAATCCGCGCCCCTGCTCTTGCCAAGACGGGTCGAAATTGTGAATCAGGTCGCGATAGGAAACCCATTGCTCG